CTGACGGCTATCCGTATTTGTGGGATGAGACTGTTGGAAACTGGGTGGCATTTCCAGGCTTTCCAAGAGATTAACATTTAATATATAGAATAAATTATGGCTTCAAATCTAAATTCGGAATTTAATTATAGATATCAAGTTGGTAAAGCAATGGAAACAATTGCTGTTGGCCGATTATGATCAAAGAACAATACCGAAGTGATTATGAAGGTGAATTTGTAATCACCGAAAGTAAATGGTCCGGCGGCAAAAAAACACAGAATAGAGAATGGGTAGAAAATCCAATTAACAATCAACATATTAGTGGCCGCGCTGCTTGTATTGCCAGTGATATTGATAAACACAATTTTAACTATACAAGACTACACCGACATAAAGGTGGGTTGTTAGGTTCAAAAAAACTCCAAACGTATGGCACTGGATCTATTACAAAAGAAATGCGTTTAGATTTTGCTGTTGAAATTAATAGACCAATACTCCAAGATATATTAGATCGCGGATACTCAACTGACAATATTGTGTACACCACTACTAGAAACTGTTTGGTTAACCCAGGCGAGTTCTATTTAATTCCATACAACACACTTATGGCTATGGAAGCACTTGTATTATGGTTGGCGGCATTTGATGGACATACAGAAATCTTTATGTTAGGTTATTCTAACACAACTCCGGGAACAACCAGTGAATGGATGTCACACGTAAACACAGTTATTTCTGTGTTTCCTTCTGTTAAGTTTACTTTAGTCGGCGAAGAAACTAATATGCCACGTGAATGGCGTAAAAATGCCAATGTTAATGTAATGGATCATCGCCCATTTGTTAGTTATTGCGACGTTAGGTAAAGCTACTCTCAACCGTGGCCATCTTGTCACGCACCGCATCAAAATTTACAGTTGACCACAATCCAGGATGCATGGGCCTTGGCCATGTCCCACTAGCAATCCACGCCCATCCAATATGTTCTTCATTTAGTATTGGTGTAAACTCATTGGCCACACTACAAAAGAATGTGTGATAAGAAAATCCACCATCTGCACTTGTAAACTTTTCTATTGGAACTAACTTTATATATTCAGGCATTGAGCCTAATTCTTCTTTGCACTCACGAGTCATTGCTTCCATAAGTGTCTCGCCTAAATCAATTTTACCACCTGGCAATCCCCAGGAATCCGGATGACGTGTATCGTTACGCAACAAGTATAGATACCGTTGTGTGCTTATGCTATAAAACCAAACACCTACTGCGGTCAAAGTACTATTCTCCATTGTCCGCCTGGATACAAGCCTTGATAACTCTTAACCCAAGTTGATCCTGTCCACTTGTATTGTATTGCGGTAGTAATGTTAGTGACGTATTGTAAATTATCCGGACTTGATGTGTTGTCAAATACCACTTGCCAACGACTGTCAATGTATTCAATGATGTCGTTTGTTTTAGCAATCAACGGTTGTCCCAATGTACCTTGCCACGCTACTGCGTTGCCAGAATTACTACCAGTGTCTTCTGTTAGTAAGTATCGATGACCTGCTGCCGCTATAGGTAATCCTTCTCCTGGTCCACTACGCAATGGATCAATAACAGATCTAACTGGAGATAATGTATTCTGTGGCTTTGTATCCTCGTCAATTGTAAACAACATAAAGCGATCATCACTTGGATCATAAGCAACTGTGCCGGCAACTTCTGTGCCATCTGCTTGCTCTAAAAATACTTGGCTAATGCCCGGACGTAATACACCATACGCACCCACTAATGCTGTCCATAATAAGTTGCTTGGAGGAGAGTCTGCTGGTGTTAAACTAGAATTTGGTTCATCTACTACAGCACTAGGTCGTAATGCTTGTAATTTATTGCCAATAAGCAATGTTTGATAATCCCACGGAGTAATTACAACTCGTGTACCTAACAATAAATCATTGTCTAATACAGCGTTTGAAGCATCGCCATTGGCATCATGTATATTGGCAATGATACGTTCAACAACACCCAACTTCTTAACTTTAGCAGGACTACTGATCCAAATTGGCAACGAGAATGTCATTGTTGCCACATCAATGTTGTCGTCTGTTCCCACTGGAACTGATCTAGACGTCCATTGTGTTGATTCTAATTGCACTACACTTAAACTTGTCCAATCGATGTAGTTGTCCGTGCTTTGTATTTCCAATGCTGGATTAAACAATACAACGATCTGTTCTAACAATTGCATTTTTTGATTAGTATTAGATGTCCATATATCCAATTTAAGTGTTAGCTTGTATGGTACAGGCATCAAGCGTTCAAGTGTAAACGCATTACCTTGTGTAGTTTCGTATGTTTGTGTATTCTCGTCGTATGTACGTTGACGTACAGAAGTCTTGCTTACAAAATATGGTTCTTGCATACGTGGACGATCGTAATCTAATCCAGAGACATAAAAGGACATCATTGGAACCGATGTCATAAAGTTCGCAGAGTTATTCTGCATAATAGTTTGTACCTGGCGACTTGAATCACCATAGCGAATTGGAACACGTACTAATGTATGTGCTGTTCCTTCCTCATTACGACCGTATTCAACTTGGAAGTTTGAAAAGATCCGTGTGAATTGTAAAAGGAAACGACGTATTTGTTCGTCATAAAAAAAGTACGGATTAGAAGTTGAAGGTACAGTTGCCATTGTTTATTAACCGCCGTTGTCTGCGTCTGGTTTAAGTATATCACTTAAACTTTGACGACTTGGAATAGCACCACGATCAGCAGTTTGTACAGTTTCTCTGTTGTTAACAAAGCCTGCTCTTAGTGAAGAATTCTTGTATGTGGTTTCGTCGTAGCCAGTTGCTGGTTCGAATACAGGTGTAGTACGGACGCTGTCTTCAATCTTAACCCATGATCCACCATTGAAGCGGAACAAACGATTTGGAAAGTAGTCTAAGCGTAAAGCATAATCACCCGAGGCAGGGTTAGATGGGAATCCGACACCAGCAGTAATTGGTAAACCATTTGGAGCAACACCGTCACCTGTTAGATAACCAACTGTGTAACCATCAGCACGTGGTGTTGTACCTTCGCCACCTTGTGTGCCATCCATTGTGGGTGGAGTTTGATCAACAGTAAGTCCTGATTGGGCCGGTTGTCCATCTTCCGAGCTAGGAAGAATATAAAATTTAACAGTATCGTAACCGGTCAACGGAACTTCCACTGCCGCTTGTGTCAATATAGCATCGTTGATTTCTAAATCTTTTGTGCGTGTAGAAGTTTTGTCAGCAATCGTATCCGGAGTTTTTGCTGTCCAATAAGTTGTATCAGTAATAAGTGTTCCAGGAGGAACTTCTCTACTGGCAGTATAAAATGTATCGCCATTATTAACAACGGTACCAGCGGGGTATAAGTTACCCGGATCCCAAATATTATTTGGTTCAAATGCTTGTTTAGTAACGCTGTTGTATTCTTGAGCATTAACCATTGGAGTGGCTTTGACACGCCATAAGTGTGGTAGCCAAGTAGCACTAAAGCCTTCTGCGGCAAACGATGCATCTTGAATTACATACCATTTAGGCAATGCTTTAACAAGGCTGGTATCCAATGGATGATAATCTTTTAAGTTAGGAACTTCAATTACGTCCCCGGACATAAGTTTACGTCCGATTGTATCCATCATATCATTATAGTGGAATGTAATAAACAGGGTATCATTATTTAAAAACAATCCAAATTGTGTAAGATCAAAATCAATATCCGATACACGATAAACGCCACGCTGAACATATACATCCGGATCGTATTGGCGATCTCTATTTTCTAATAATAGTAAATCTTCAATAAAGAGAGGATTTTGGGTATCATAAACGGGTAATGTAGCGTCAGCATCGCCCGGATCGCCAGTAGATGGTCCGATATATTTGTGGATATATATGTCTAGCCCACCGACAGTATACATTTCCGATATAGTTCTGTCTAAAAACTTATAATCGGACGTCTTATTTGGGCGATATAGCGAGAGTCTTGGCATATAGTTATTTATCGTACCGCTTGACCTGAAAAAGAACTTATGCTATAATAGTGGAATAACTAGTAGTTTGGAGATATCAATGATTGCACATACCCGTATTAAAGCACTTAACCCAAAGAGTTCCGACACCAAATTTATGGGTCACGAACCCACTTGGAATGTTCAACCTCGCCCAGAATTAAGAACGGGATTGATGTCAGCGGCATTTACTTGGTACAATTACTTTTACAATAAAAAAGATGCTCGCGATATGATTGTGGCGTATTTGGAACATAACGGTCGCAAGGCAGATATTAAACGACTTCGTGGTGTAAGTGATAGTACAATACGGTTGACCACTGCTTGGTTGTGTCGTATGACTATGGTAGGACTGGAACTAACCGAAGAAGAGTCTGCCAAACTTGTAATACTGCTTGAAGAAACACTTGGATCTAAACAACAAGATATAGTATCTGCAGATCCAGATGCGGCTGCCACGGTTAAACTAACTATTCAAGATCGTTTGCGTGACAAAGTAATTGAGTGTGCCGGCGAATTAGAAGGTATGTTTGATGAGTTTATTGCCGAAGGTGCTAAAATGAGTGCCAGCTACAAACCTATTGCCACAATCCGTGGTATGAATGTAGCACCACAAATGGTCAAAGATATTGCAGATATTTGGCAACAGAAACTTCCAGAGTTTGAAGCAGTTATCGCTGGTAAAGATTCTGACTTGGTGGAGGCATACAGCCATCTTACTAAAATCCAAATGCGAAACATAATTAAGTTTTGCGAAGCAGTGATCAACGACTGCGGTGCGTATGTACAAATTAAGAAAGTCGAACGTAAGCCACGTAAGGCAAAAGAAATTAGCCCAGAGAAACGTGCTGCAAAATTCAAATACCAAACTGAGTTTGCAGAACTTAAACTTAAAAGTTTGCCAGCATCAAATCTTGTGGACAAGAGCGAAGCATGGTTATACGACACTAAAAAGCGTAAAATTATCCATGTTGTAGCAGACAGTCATGTGGGCACATTTACTGTAAAGAGCAATAGTGTCATTGGATTCTCCACAGTTGATAGCCAGCAACGGACTGTTCGCAAGCCTGCTGAAATTATAAAGGCCATGAGTGCCGCAGGAAAGCCGGCCGCAAGGAAGATATACAAAGATCTTACTACAACAGAAACCGTGTTTAATGGACGTGGCACAGAGAATTTAATTATTCTAAAGGCTTGGTAAGATAAGTATTGTATGCACCAAATCCATAACAAA